TTCTACAAGTCGCACTCTCAAATGATGAGCGTAACGCTAGATGTTACTGCAATCACGCCTATTCGTTCTGTGAAGCATACGCTTGCTGAGATTGAAAAAACCAAGTCAGCTTTGCAGGAAGGCTACTTCCGCATGAAGAAGGAAGAAGTCAAGCTAAAGAAGCTGGAGCGCAAGCTAGACGAAGAAACAGACGATCTTGAGCGCGAAATGCTTGAGATAAAGATTAACGAGAAAGAGGCTAACGCTGCATCATCTCGCGGCTACGTTGAGGCGGCTGTTCGCAAGCTAAACTTCTTCACCAATCAGTATGACAACCTGATGAAAAAGATCGGCAAGGATGAGCTTACTGAGGCTGACTATGAGCTTGAGGAAATCAAATACCATATAATGACTTGCTTGAAGCAGGCTCTTAACTCTGCCCGCCCACGCAATGGCGTGATTGATGAAGGCAACATGATCTATCTGTTCGATCTTGGCATCAACGCAGCACAAGCGCAGCTAGAGGTTATGTCATATCTCAACTGGGAAAACGAGCTTATCAAAGAAGGCAAAGCGCCAGAGCATCACCACACCGTGCAGTGGTTAGAGGCTTGCGCTGATAAATGGGCGCATTGTCCAAGCGCCTTTGCAGAAAGCCGTGGTTTTGCTATATTGGACGAAACTTCTTTGACTAACACCCCACAGCTAGAGGACAATTCAGATGGCTCATAAGGTAGTAAAATATAGACTTGACGCTGATGGAACGATCCCAGCTTGGCTAAAGTTTGGCGTTCCGCAATCAACGGGCGGCATGTATGCGGTTGCAGACCCTGATACTGCTTCACCGCAAGATTGGATCATGGTTGGCATTTCGGCAGATGGCGCAGATACTTCTGACGCTATTGAGGAAGTAACGTCAAAAGCCAATTTGCAAACGTATCTGGCAGCGCAAGCGTCAGCAAATAGCTGGACTGACCCAGACCCAGATGATCCTGATGCAACAGTTGCCTTCGACGCGGCTGCACATGCTCAACGTGTTTGGGATGATCTTGACGCCCTGAACGCATAGGATATGTTACATGCCGTTAATCCCACTTAATATCCCAGCGGGCCAATACAGAAACGGCACCGAATACCAGTCTCAAGGCCGCTGGCGCGATGCAAACTTGATCCGCTGGCACGAAGGCGCGCTGCGCCCCGTTGGCGGCTGGCGTCGGCGCGGAAGCGTTGACCTAGACGGCGTGACCCGCACGATGATTGCGTGGGAAGGCAATAACGGAGATCGCCGCGTGGCGTTTGGAACGTACAATAAGTTGTACGCCATGACGTCTAGCAACACTGTGAGCGAGATCACGCCCGTCGGCTTCACCGCAGGCAGGCAGGATTCCACGTCCTTCACTGGCTATGGCGGCAATGTTTACGGCACCAGCCTTTACGGCCTGCCCGCAGAAGACACCGGCTCTATTTTGCCAGCGACCACATGGAGCTTGGAAAACTGGGGCGAATACTTACTGGCTAACACAGCCGATGACGGCAAGATTTACCAGTGGCAGCTTAACGCTGCAACGCCCGCCGCCGTGCTGTCAAACGCCCCGACAATATGCTCTGGCATGATGGTGACAGAAGAGCGTTTTGTGTTTGCGTTTGGCGCAGGCGGCAACCCCCGCAAGGTTGCATGGTCTGACCGCGAGGACAACAACACTTGGACGCCAGCAGCGACAAACGAAGCCGGTGACATTGAGATACAAACCAACGGCACAATCCTTAAGGGATTACGCACACGCGGGCAGGCATTAATCCTTACAGATCAAGACGCGCACACGGCCACATATAGCGGCCCGCCGTTTGTGTATGGCTTTGAGCGCGTTGGTACGTCCTGCGGCTTGATTGCGGCTAACGCAGCTGCGTCGATTGACGAGGGCGTTGTGTGGATGGGCCAGCGTTCATTCTTTATTTACGCTGGTGGATCTGTGCGAGACTTGCCGTGCGAGGTTGCTGATTATGTTTTCAGCGACATGAACAATGACCAGCGCTCAAAGGTTCACGCCGTTGTGAACAGCCGCTTTAACGAAATCTGGTGGTTTTATCCAAGCGCAAGCGGAACAGAATGCGACAGCTACGTTGCATTTGATTACGCTGAAAACATTTGGACAACCGGCACGATTGACCGCACCGCCGGTGTGGATCGAGGCGTGTTTCGCCAGCCCTTTTGGATTGCCGCTGATGGCATTTTGTACGAGCAAGAAGTTGGCTTTGACTACGGTGGCCAATCTCCGTTTGCCGAAACAGGCCCGATTGCGCTGGGCGTTGGCGAAAACGTAATGGCGGTGCGCGGCATGATCCCAGACGAAAACACGCTGGGTGACGTGAGCGCCACATTTAAGACGCGTTTCTATCCAACGGATACGGAGCGAGACTACGGGCCGTATAGCATGGCCAACCCAACAAGCCTGCGATTTACCGGACGTCAGGTAAGAATGCGGGTCACGGGTAATACGTCTTCTGATTGGCGCGTCGGCATCATGCGTCTTGACGCGGTGGCTGGCGGGCGCAGATGAGCCGAATACTTCCACCAATTACGGAAAACATAAACCAGTGGGCCGAGAATATGCGGCGCTACTTGGGCCGTGCTTTGGATCAGCTGGGGTTTAAGGAAACGTATTCGTCAGCTTCTGAGAACGGCGTTTTGCTGTGGGATAACGTCAACGGATATCCCGTTGTTTCCAAGAACGGCGAGTGGCGTCAGGTTGTGCTTGAGGATGGCCATTACGATGGCACTATCAGCACGGATCAGACGGCGGCATCAACAAATACTGCATATGCGCTGACGTTTACTGAAGATTTGGCTGAAGGAATAATAAATGGCACACCAGCCTCGCGTTTGGTCGTTGACGAGGCTGGGCAATATTCCGTGATATATTCAATGCAAATGGCTTCAACATCTGCCTCAACTGTTAGAATGTGGTTTTGGGTTAGACTTAATGGCACAGATGTTCCCAAGTCTGCAATGGAAAACACGTTGCACCAAAATGGGTCAACCCTTGTCGTTACAAAGTCAGCGATACTGCAACTTTCTGCAGGAGATTACATAGAGGTCATGTGGGCGACTGACAGCACAAACGGTTATTTAGAAGCAGTGGCCGCAACTGCATTCGCGCCCGCTACGCCGTCAGCAACTATATCTATGGCGAGGCTTCATGGATAAAGAGCTTGAGAGATGCCGCGATTGGATTGAGGCCGCTTTGGAGTATTCCGGCGGCACGCATGACTTTATCGACGTTGCCGAAGGTATATACAAAGGTAGCATGCAGCTCTGGCCTACGCCGAGGGGGTGCATAGTGACCGAAATAGTGGTATATCCGAGAAAGAAAGTTTTAAACGTGTTTCTTGGTGGCGGCGAGTTGGATCAGATTTTAGAAATGCATGAAGATGTGGTAGCATGGGCGAAATCGCAAGGATGCTCTGCATTGACTATGACAGGCCGGTTTGGCTGGAAGAAACCACTGAAGGCGCATGGCTGGACGCCACTGCACGCCTCATATGTGAAGGAGTTTGAATAATGTCAGGCGGCAAAGGTGGATCAACAACGTCAAGCGTTGAAATTCCAGAATATATTGAGGAAGCAGCGCGCCGCAATTTGGGCAAGGCTGAAGACATTAGCCAGATTGGGTATGTGCCATATTACGGGCCTGATGTTGCCGCGTTTACGCCGTTCCAAGAAGCAGGCTTCCAGCAGACTGCTGACGTTGCGTCTGCGTTTGGTATGGGGCCGCAGATGTCTCAGACAGACATTATGGGCGGCATGCCAGCGGCGACAGAGTTTACTGGTGGTGTGCGTGGATACAGCTCAGCCCCGCTGTACCAGCAAGCCGTTGACGAGCTTGCCGCGAAGCGTCCGGCGCAAGCGCAATTCATTGAGAGCTTTTTCATTGATCCCGTGACCGGCCAAGTCGGATCGCGTGTGCCGACTGATTATGATTATATATCACCTGTTGCACCTGTTGCACCTGTTGATAGCGGTGGCGGTGGCGTTGCCCCGATTGTGGCACCTGTTGCTCCTGTTGTGCCGGACACAGTATTAACGCCTACTGAGATTTCGGATTACGCAACCATAATTGCGGGTGAAGACTACGACCCGCGAACAGACATTTTAACGCCTGAGCAAAGAGTGGTCGTTGAATCCGCAACTCCAGAAGGAACAGCAGCGAGAATTGCGCAAGAAGATATAGCAATGGGTATCCCTTTCCCAGATACAGCGCTCACGGGAGATATACCAGACCAGATGGGTTCGGTTTTGCTGCCTGATGGTTCTTATGACATCAGCAATTGGTATGACGATGGGCCTGTCGAGTATGTGCCGGACACAGTATTAACGCCTACTGAGCTTTCGGATTACGCCACCATAATTGCGGGTGAAGACTACGACCCGCGAACAGACATTTTAACGCCTGAGCAAAGAGTAGACGTCGAATCCGCAAGTCCAGAAGGAACAGCAGCGAGAATCGCGCAAGAAGATATAGCAATGAATATTGCTTTCCCAGATACAGTTTTCGCGCCAGACATACCAAGTCAGATGGGTTCAGTTTTGCTGCCTGATGGTTCTTATGACATCAGTAATTGGTATGACGATGGGCCTGTCACTGGGGGCGGAGGTCTGCTGTCTGATATCGGAGAATTTGTTACCAGCGGTGGAGTTACTGGTGCCGCATTACGGGGCGTTGGCGGTCTTTTAGAGCCTGCTTTTGACGCATTAGAAAGCGGCATAGCTTCAATGATTGGTGATCCGCGCACACCCGCTCAGCGTAATGCCGACAGGCTAGAAGCAGAAAGGCTCAGAGCCATCGACAGGTCGCAAGAAGAAAGCGCCGCAGTACAAGCGCAAACAGAAGCGAGAAGAACTGAGCAGGAAAAGCTAAAAGTGGCTGACCCAGATGCGTTTGTCGCTCAGTTTGGCAAAGAAGGTAAAGCAGACGCCAAGAAGGCTGTTAAGACTGCGCAGAAGTTAGCTGTTGCCCCAAGGCCGCCAAGCCTAACGTCTGGTAAGGCAAGAGATTGGCTGAAGTCTAACTTAGGCGTCAGCGTAGATAAAAGAGACGCAACTGACTATATCCGCTCAGCACAGCGGGATTGGGACAGGCAGAACGCATAAAGGAGACAGAAATGGCTGGACAAGGTTCAAAAGGTGGCGGTCAGGTAGTCGCTCCAATGGCGGGCGCAGCGCCTGCATCTGGCATGACGCCGATGACGCCACTAGCGCCGACTGCTGGGTTTAACGTAAACCAAGCATCTGCTGGCGCATTGCAAGGCGCGCTTGGCGGCACGCAGGCTGCAATGACAGGCCCGCTGCAAGTTGGCGCGTATATGAACCCGTACACGCAGAACGTAATTGACCGCACGCAGCAGGACATTGCTCGGCAGCAAGAGATGGCGATGAACCAGCTTGGCGCTCAAGCAACAAGAGCGCGTGCATTTGGCGGCTCCCGCCAAGGCGTTGCCGAGGGTGTTGCCGCCGGAGAGTTTGGGCGCATGGCGGGCGATATTGCCGCTCAGCAGCGTCAGACCGGATACAACACAGCGATGCAGCAGGCGATGGCTGACAGGCAGGCGCGCCTTGGCGCAGCATCGCAGCTTGGCGCATTGGGCCAGCAGGCATTCGGCACCGGCCAAGCGATCCAGCAGCAGCAAATGCAGCAGGGCCTCATGCAGCAGATGTTGCAGCAGTCTCTGATCGACGCGGCGCGTGGCCAATATGCAGGCTACACCGGCGCACCGCAGGCAGCGCTTGCGGCGCCATTGGCGGCGCTTGGAGCAACGCCAGAACAGTACACGGCGACAAAGCAAGGCCAGCCCGGTCTGTTTAGCTACATTCAAGCGCTGACCGGCATGGGGGCGTTTGGTTAACAAATGACACCGTTTGAGCGCCTAAAGCCAAGTATATTCGCCACTGAAAGCGGCGGCGATTATAACGCGCTTTACAACTACGCAAACCGCGAAGGAAGTCCTTTCGCTGGGTTTAAGCTTACGGGCATGACGGTTGACGAGGCGCTTGAGTTCGCTAACCCGTCTGGCCCATACGCGCAATACGTAAAGGGCCAAGTTGGCCGCGTTGCTACGCCCATGGGCGCCTATCAAGTGGTTGGGTCTACTCTTGCAGATGCAAAAAAAGGTCTTGGCCTGACTGGCAGCGAGATGATGACAGAAGATCTGCAAGACAAGATCGGGCAATGGATATACAAGACGCAAGGCCCATCAGCTTGGGAAGGTTTGAAAGGAAAAGACATGGCAACTCCAATGGATAGGGCGCGCGAAGAAGAGCTGCGCATGCAGATGCTGGCCAGCGGCACGGCTCCACAAGCAGGGCCACGCGCGCCACTGTCGGCGCTACGGCAGGATCGCCCGCAGGCCGCAGCAGCGCCGCAGCAGCGCAGAGGCGGCTTAGGCGGCATCATGGATTACCTTGGCAAGCAAAGCCCGACAACCGGACTAAGTAGAGCGGAGCAATTCGCTGCGGCGCTTGATCCGCTGATTATGCCGGAGATGCGCGCCGGTGAGGCGATCAGGGCGCGCGGCACGCAGCGGCAGGCAGAGGCACGTAAGAATAAGACGGTCGAGTATCTGCGCAGGATGGGGTACAACGATTATGCTCAAGCCGTGGAGAGCGGGGCGATTGGCGCAAAGGACATTATGAATGCGCTGGTCAGCAAGTCGATGGAAACGCCGAAAGGCAAAGGTCAGATCGTAAGCGCTGAGCAGTTGCGCAAGATGTACCCGAATGCGGAAATCGCTGAAGGCTTATACAATTTGAAGCCAGACGGCACTGCCAATAAGATCGGCGGCGGGCCAATGGTTCAGATTGGCGGCGGTGAAAGTGAATTTTTGAAGGTAGGCCAAGCCGAGTTGGCCAGAAACTTTGCCGAGATGGCGCAGGCTGGGCGAGATGCGACGTCTAATCTTGGACGCATTAAGCTTCTTGACGAGTTGTTGGATGAAAGTGGCACCGGATTAAGCGCGGGCTTCTTGTCACGCGCCAACCAGTATTTTGGCGTAGACTTTAGAAGCGCCCCAGCGGCAGCCGCTGAAGCTATAATAAGCCAGCTTGTTCCGGCGCAAAGACCAGCCGGTTCTGGCGTTATTTCGGATGCAGACTTGGCGCTATATAAGGCATCACTGCCAGCCATCCAGAACCAGCCAAACGGCAACAAGCTTATCGTGAAAAGCATGGTGGCGATAACTGAACACAATGCCAAAGTTGGCAGAATAGCGTCCAGAGCGTTGACTGACCCAGACTTTAGCATCCAGCAAGCCGAAGAGGAAATCGCAGCATTGCCAGATCCGTTTGAAAGCGTCAGAGGCTTTTTAGGCGGCAGTGGCGCCGATATACCCGCGCCGGACATGACAGAGCAAGAGGCGCTTGATCTGCTAAACCCACCGAGCGGAGGTTAATATGGCTGAGATGACATACGCCGAAGCTTCTAACGTCCAAGCGGCAATCGCCGCTTTGGAAAAGCTTGAGGCCGCCGGAACGATAAGCGAAGACGGCCAGAAGGCGTTGGACGCTGCACGCAAAAAACGCAAACCGGCAAAACAGGCTGAAATTGAAACCATCGCCACATATCGCGGCTTCCAGAAGGGTGTTAGCTTAAACTTGGCTGACGAGATCGCCGGTGCATATCAAGCAGCAAATGATCTATTCAGAGGCGGCGACATAGAAGGCGCAAAGAAGGCATACGCGAAATACCGTGATCTTGTTCGCCAGCGCGACGAGGCGGCGCAGCTTCTGGCCCCAGAGCAGTTTGCTAAAGGTGAAGTCTCAGGCGGCGTTGCGGGTGCGACACTGCCAGTTGCCACGGGTTTGCGGATGGCTAAAGACTTAGGCACGGCAGGGAAAGTTCTTGCTGGTGCGATTACAGGCGCAACAGCGGCAACACTTCCAGAGTTTGCTGGCGGCGAGGATGGCTTCTTGGCACGCATGAAGGAAATTTCTCCAGTTACCGCAGCAACGGGTGCAACGCTTGGAGGTGTTGCGCCAGTCGCGGGGCGTATAGCGGGCGCTACCACCAGAGGCATCCAAGATATAGGACGTGCTGGCAGGGAGGGATTTAGCGGAGCTTCGTTGCGCAGAGTTGGCCGAACAATGCAGAGGCCACAAGTAGCGGGCCAAGATATTCAAGCGTATTTGCGCTCACTTGGCCCAGAAGGAACAGTCGCAGACATTGCAGGATCGCCGCGCAGCATGGCGCAGGGGTTGGCCACAATGCAGAGCGAGGGCGCAGACGTATTGCGCAGGAAGCTTGAGCAGCGCGCAGGCGGCGCGGGAGAGCGCGTAGAGCAAGTTATGTCTGAGCGTATCGGCCCCGCCATTGCAGCGTCTGAAGAGCGTGCAGCGCAGGCCATGCGCAAGTCTTCTGAGCTTGGCCCAATGTATGACGCGGCTATGCAGAGCGGCGCAGAGTTTGATATCAGCGCGTTGCGCTCTGGCTTGGTTATGATGGCAGACGATGCGGCGGCTAACGTCAGAAGCGGTCTAAACGCTGTATTGCGTGATTTGGGCAAGGAGGGGCCAGTTTCAGCATCTAAACTCCACAACGCTCGCAGCGCCTTGGGAGACGCAATTACGTCTGCTAGAATAGCTGGGCAGAATAATAAAGTCAGGCAGCTGATGCCCATACTGGACGAGATGGACAAGCGTCTTGATGAAATACCAAACTACGCCACAGCGCGCGCCGGATACGCCGAAAGCTCACAGATTGAGCGTGCGGTGGATAATGGGCGTTCTGTGTTCGCTGGCGGCCCGACATCTGCGTTGTCGCCAGAAGACTTGAAAGCAATGCTTGATAAGATGAAGCCACTTGAGCGTGACGCATATGTGAAAGGCGCGAGAGAATACATTGCCGCCCTTATGGGTACATCAAGAAGCGATGCGGCATCCGCGTGGCAGCAATTTGACAAGTCTTGGAACCGCGAGAAGTTGCAGCTTCTGCTTGGCAAGCCGGACGCGGATGCGGTCACGCAGAGGCTTTTTGCCGAAAAAGAGTTTTCCGGCACGCGTGGCGATGTTTTGGCCGGATCGCAGACTGCGTTCCGCGAGGAAGCTGCGGAAAGTTTGGCCGACATCAGAGAGCCAGATAGCATGCGCAAACCGTCACCCATCGCGCGCGCTTATCAGGGAATGTTCGCTGATCCTGTGAACCGCATGATCGACGAGGTTCTTTACGGGGCCAAGCGCTCAAATTTAAACCGTGAGATTGGTGAATTGCTGTCAATGCAGGGCGCGGATCGTGACAGACTGGTGCCTGTTCTGTTACAAGAAGCTAAGCGGCTTCAAGACCCGACACGCGCGCAGCAAGTAATTGACGCCTTAACCACATTCGGCCTAACAACTTACGGCGCAACACGCGGAGAATAACATGCAACCACAACCAAAAGATCGCCGCGAGATAGAAAGCATTATTCAGAATGCGATCAGCGATGCCGTTGATTTTGTAGAAAGCGAAATCAGCCAAGACCGCATTAAGGCGCAACGCTACTACGACGGCGAGGTTGATATTGGCCACGAAGACGGGCGCAGCAAGGTTGTGTCAACGAAGGTGCGCGACACGATCCGCTCCGTAAAGCCAAGCCTGATGCGGATCTTCATGTCCACCGCAAGGCCGGTAGAGTTTATCCCGAAAGGCCCAGAAGACGTTGCGCTTGCAGAACAGGCCACCAGCTTTATCCAGCATGAGTTTACGCGCCTAAACGGATACCGCGTGCTAAACGACGCATTCCAAGACGCTATGGTCAAGAAGCAGGGCATCGTGAAGGCGTATTGGCACGACTACCCAGTAGCAGAGATATACACCTACACCGACTTGTCTGATGATGAATACACGTTTCTGATCCAAGAAGATGACGTGGAAGTGATTGAGCATACGATGGAAATGTCCATCGAGATGGATCAGATGGGCATGCAGATCGAGCTTCCTGTCCATTCGGTCAAGATTAGCCGCACAGAAATGAAGGGCGAGCTGCGCATAGAAAGCATCCCGCCAGAAGAGTTCTTCGTAAACCGCGACTGCCGTTCATTTGATGACGCATATGTGGTGGCCCACCGCACAGACATGCGCGTTGGCGATCTGGTCGAGATGGGCTTTGACTTTGACGTCATATCTAACCTGACGCCGTTTGACGGCACAAACGACATGACAGGCGCAGAGGTGCTTGAGCGCCAAGGCTACGAGGAAGACTTGTCGGATGAAGACGAGCTAGATCCAGCCATGAAGCTGGTTGGAATTACAGAAGCCTACATGCGTATGGATGTGGACGGAACAGGCGTGCCGGTGCTGTATAAGTTTCTGTGCGGCGGCACATCGTATGAACTGCTAGACTTCATGCCGTGCGACGAGATCCCGTTTGCCAAGTTTGAGATAGACCCAGAGCCGCACAGCTGGTACGGCCACAGCCTTTCTGAGCTAGTAGAAAACGATCAAGACGCAGCGACGTCTATTCTGCGCGGCATCTTGGATAACGTGGCGATGACAAACAGCCCTCGCATTGGGATTGTGGACGGCTCAGTAAATGTTGATGACGTGCTTTCAAACGAGATAGGGGCAATCGTGCGGATGCGCCAAGCCGGATCTGTGCAGGATCTGAGCGTGCCATTTGTCGCCGGTCAGACGCTATCTGCGCTGGCATATATGGATCAGCTCACAGAGCAGAAGACAGGCGTTACAAGCGCCTCTGTGGGGCTTAATCCAGACGCATTGCAGTCTACCACAAAAGCAGCCGTTCAAGCGTCTGTGCAGGCTGCTGCGGGCCAGACAGAGGTGATGGTGCGTAACTTGGCTGACGGTTTGCGTGACTTGTTTGGCGTCATGCTGCGCCTAATGAATAAAAACATGGACGAGGAAAAGATGATGCGGATGAACGGGCAGTTTATCCCCGTCGATCCACGCGTCTGGGATACGTCTATGGACATCTCCATCAACGTCGGGCTTGGCACTGGCCGCGAAGAAGAAAAGCAGATGGCGTTGCAGCAGGCGTTGCAGATGCAGCAAATGGTTTACCAACAATATGGCCCAATGAACGGCTTGGTAAGCTTGACCAATATCCGCAACACGCTGGCAGACAGTCTGGCGCTGTCAGGCGTGCGCAATGCTGATCGGTATTTCGCGCCAATTACGCCGGAAATCGAAATGCAGATGCTACAGATGCAGCAGCAACAGCAGGCCATGATGGCGCAGCAGGGTCAGGCGCAAGATCCAAACGCCGCATTCTTGCAGGCTGAGCAGATGAAAGCGCAGGGCAAGATGCAGTCTGACATGATGAAATTGCAGCTAGACGCACAAAAAGCGGCGGCAGATGATGATCTGAAGCGTGACCAGATGGCTCAGGATCTGATGGTGGATGCTGCCAAGATATATGGCCAATACGGAACCGCAGTGGATACGGCTCGCATCAAGGCAGAGCAGGATAAAGTTCGCATGATCGGCGGCATGGCACAGGGCGTGCAGCAGTGAGCGCCGACATCCGCATACACGCCGATGACGCAAAGCGGCTAAAGAATGACACAGCGTTTCAGACGTTTGTGGACGATGTTCGTGAAGAGCAAATGCGCCTCTTCGCCAACAGCGCAGCCTCTGACATAGAGATGCGCGAGGAAGCGCACGCGATACTGCGTGCGTTAAACAAGATCGGTGACGCACTCGACGCTGCGATTGCAGCAGAGGTCATTTTAGATCGCAAACAAAGGAACTAGCACCGTGGAAGCGACTAGCCTAGAAAATGCCGTAGAGGCAATGTTGGCCCCAGAGCCAAGTGAAGAAAATCAAAGCGAAGCAGTGGAAGCAGCTGAAACGCCAACTCAAGACGTTGAGAGCGAAGCAGTTGAAGATGTTGCAGAGGGCGATGATGACGTCGAGGCATCCGGCGAAGACATAGAAGACGCAGAATATGTCGAAGATGACCAAATTGATGACGACGACCTAGTAGAGGCGGCTGAAGACACTAACCTCATCCCCGTTACAGTAAACGGCAAAGAAGAGCGTTGGACACTGGATCAGTTAAAGCAATCTGCTGCGGGTCAGGGTTACATCAATCAAAAAATGCAAGAAAATGCTGCCTTGGAAAAGCAATACAAGCAGCAGGCTCAAGCATTGGCCCAACAGCAGCAACAAGTCTTGGCTATGTATCAACAGGCCCAGAAAGGTGGTCTGCAAGCCCCAACCCCACCGTCGAAAGAGCTTTTTGACCAAGATCCGATTGGATACATGGAAGCTAAGCTGCAATATGACGAGGCAAAGGCCGCGCACGACCAGCAATTAGTACAGCTGCGGGGAATGCAGCAACAGCAAGCGCAGCAACAGCAAGCGGCCAGACAGGCCCATCTTGCACAGCAAGCGGAAGTGTTGAAGCAATATATCCCCGAAATCGTAGACCCCGAAAAAGGCGAAAAGCTAAAAGCGGGGATCATTGACACAGGCGTTCACTATGGCTTTACGCCAGAGGAAATGGCTGGCGTCACTGATGCGAGATATGTGCGGGCGTTAAACGACGCGCGTAAATATCGCCAACTAATTGCCAACAAGAAGAAGTCACAGTCAAAAGCTGATGGCGTTCGACCCGTTGTCAAAGCTGGTGCAAAGAAACGCCCAGATGGACAGGCTGCTACCCGTAAAAAAGCGCATCAGCGCTTGCAGAAAACAGGCTCAATTGATGACGCATTGAGCTTGATGTTAAAAAGCTAACTCCTTGAAAGGAAACGACAATGGCACAACCGGCCCAGACATTTGATACTTACGATTCCGTAGGAATACGTGAGGATCTGGCAGATGTAATCTACAACGTAGACCCATCTGAAACACCGTTTTACAGCAAGTCTGCTAAAACAAAAGCCAAGAACACTTTGGTGGAATGGCAAACACAA